AAAAGAAGATTCGTAGAGTAAACCTCTACGCATTAATTCAGCGACATCTTTTCCTGTCGTTGTATTTGGTAAAACAGCATCGTATATTAATCCTCTTTCATCAACCGAAAGTTTTAAAGTACCACCTAGGTTTCTGTCAAGTATTAAATTGGGATCGTGATTAAAAGTTAAAATAACATTATCCTCTAATCTACCATCAAATGCTCTAGTAGAAATGGTTTCTCTAAAACCTAAATCTCTACTGTCCGTATCGAATAACGCTGCGTAACCACGAACTCTAGTTTCGTCAGAACCTTCCTCTAAACGAACCTCGTAATTACCGTTGTATATTCTTATTTCTTTATTTTTCATAATTTACGATTTTAGTAAATTGCTACTATATCTGAAGCTGTAGTGCCTTTAGAATAAACTCTATTAACAAAAATACCTTTTAAAAATGTTCCAGAAGGAATGTTTTTTAACGTAACAACACTACCACCATATAAACCCACTTTTAAGTGACCACCTGTACCTATAAATAGTTCAGCTTTTTTCTCTCCTAAATCTTGTGAATCACTTTTAGAAACTGATTCGCCATAGCCACCTTGATTTTTGTGTAATTCTCTGTGTTTTTTTTGTTTTGAACTTAATGCCATTTATTTTGTTTTATTCTACGTTTGTTCTACTTGTATCTTCGCCTAACTTATCTAAAGGCATCATATTACTTTGCATATAAACCTTTTCACTTTCTCCACCCATAGGGTTTAAATCTTCAAAAGACCTAACCTCGTCAGGAGATAAAACACCGATATTTATAAGTGTTCTATAATAATCTGCTCTACTCTTAGAGTCACCTCTAAGTATAGCGTTTAGATTAAATTTGAAATATTGTTCACCTCTTTTATTAGAAGGAATTAATTTATTGTTTAATTCGCTTTCAATACGTTTAACCCAAGGTGTAATAGTATGCACCACGAAATCTATTTGCTGTGCCTCTATATTACTGTAAGTTGCGTTAGAAAGGTCATTTACTAAGTGATTAGGAACTCTGAAAATACGACAAATATCGCTTATTTGATACTCTCTAGACTCTATAAATTGAGCTTGATTGTTTGGGACTGTCCTAGCCATCCATTCCATACCCTCTTCAAGAATAGCAGTTTTACCTGCGTTAGATACTCCTGAGTAGTTTGAACTCCAAGACTCTCTAAGTCGTTTAGCAGTTTCAGGTTTAAGTGTGCCAGGGTGTTTAAGAATACCACCTAATTGTGAGCCATTTCTAAACCAATTTCCTGCGTGTTTTTCTAAAGCTATAGAAATCCCTAATGTTTCAGCAGCAACTTCTATAGGGGATTTACCTACAACACCATTAAAAGATAAACCTTTAATGTGAATCATATTAATACTTTGAACTTTACCCGATATTGGATAAGTGTTTTCTTTGTCTTGACTAACCTCGTAATAAACTTCCCTTCCATCAGGTGATATAAATACATCTACATCGTCATATTGGATAGGGTGTAAAGCAACTGGTAAACCACCTTGGTTTCGTTCTATATAAGCACAGAAATTACCATCAAAACTAAGGTCTACTAAGGCTCTTTCAAAGAACATAAAAGAGTTATATATAGTAGAAGGTTGCTCCCCAATTAAAGAATTTAATGGGTCTTTGGTAAGTTTTATCTTATTATTTTTATCATCTTTAGAATAAAGCGAGATAGGAAGGGAAGCTATTGTTTCTGATAGCACACGCACACAAGACCAAACTGCTGCAATACGAATTGCTTGATCCTTAGAAACATCTTGTCCTGCTGCGTTATTAAAAATACTGCTGCCAATAATAGTTTGCCCAAATACGGAACGTGATTCCGTTTCGGTATTGGTCTTTTTACCTGAAAGAAAGTCGAATAAACCCAAAGCTGCTTAAATGGTTATATATTAGTAAATAGTAAAAACACCCAAAAGGTGAACTACTTTTTGTCATTTTTTTTCAAATATTCGTAAGAGCGTAATAAAATTTTATATACATACCTCTCTGAAATTCCTTTTACTTTTGATATTTCGCTGATTTTTAGCCCATATTCAAACCTTAAATAGATAACACTTTTTGCTATTTCATCACTCATAGAAAAAGCTTTTACCCAAATTTCGTCTGCTTTAACATCGTAATCATCTATTTCTACCAACTCATACTGCTGTTTAAGGCGATAAGTCTTGTGAAATGGTGAAGATGTTGACAGCACTTGATTGGTGACAACACGAGCCACAAAATAGCGTAATTGATTTGTTTCGTATAAAGACTGTATAGTTTCCTCTAATTGAGTTAATAAAATTATATTAATGTCTTGAATTAAATCATCTACAAGATGTGCATCCCTATTGTTAGCTAATACAGATTTACAAATATCAATTATAATATCTTGCTCTTGGGCTATTATTTCGTTCTTAGATAAAGAATATTTCTTTGTCATCATAGGCTGAACCGCCTCCATTTTTATGTTGCATAGCCTCAGATAATCCCATTAAACAAGCAACAATACCATCAATCTTATCATTTGATTTAGCCTTGTTAGGCTTGATATTACCTGCTGGGTCTAAAGCTAATACTACGTTAGACATCATCCATCGTAACACAGGATTTCCTGCGTGTCGAATATTACCACCTAACACTAAAGTTTCAAACTCTTTAGCAGCAGGTGACATCGTTCTATAACCTTGACCTACAGGAATCATAGGACACCCTTCTTCGGTAAGGTCTATAACAATTTGAGAAGCGTTCCATCTATCGTAAGCTATCATCTGAATATCAAATTTTTCAGATAAATCTCTAATCTTTTGTTTTATGTAATTGTAATCACAAACATCACCAGGAGTCAGCTCTACATATTTTTCTCTGTGCCATTTAAGGTAATCTACCTTATCTCTTTCTGAGCGTTTATGTGCGTTTTCAGAAGGGATAAAAGAATAGTTTATAATATCATATCCACCATCTTTATCAGGAAACAATAAAGCTAAACAAGTGATGTCACGAGTGGAGGCTAAATCTAATCCTACAAAACAAGGTTTACCAATAAGAGAATCTTCATTAATTGGATCATCACAATCCATCCATTTTTCGTCACTAATCCACTTGGTTTCATTTGCAACCCATTGATTTAAGTGGAGTCTACGCCAAGTGTTTTCAAATGAAGGTTCGTTTTTTGCTTTAACAGCTTGTTGTTGCATATACTCTTTGGTGACAATAGTTCCGTATCCAGGGTTAGCTTTTTTCCAAACCTCTTCGTCAAATATATCATCGTCTTTATCTGCTTCATAAACAACCCCTAAAAACGAATCGTCTTGAATGCTACCATCAATAAGTTTCTTAGAATAATCGTAAAGTTCTTTGCAAATGTGGTCTTTCTGATGGCCTGCTCCTGCTGTGGTAATTCCTAGCATCAATGGTTCTTTTCTAGCACCCATACTAGTGAGCAACACATCGTAGAGGTCACGATTTTTGTGCGAGTGAATCTCATCCAACAAACAACAAGATAGGTTTAGACCGTGCTTAGTATCTGCATCAGCCGAAATAACTTTGTAGTATGATCCAACTTTATCGTAAGTGATTGAGTCACGATAAGTACCTGCTCTCTTGATAAGGTTAGGTTCTTGCAATACCATTTGTTTCGCAATAGAGAAACTTAACCTAGCTTGTTCTTTATCTGCTGCTGCCGAAACAATCTCAGCACCTTTTTCTCCATCAGAAAAAAGCATATAGAGTGCTATACCTACCATCATTGTGGTCTTTCCGTTCTTACGAGGTATAAAAATAAAGCATTGTCTGAATTTCCTAAGATTAGTTTCTTTAGATTTCCACCCAAAAATAGCCGATATGATTTCTCTTTGCCAATCTTCAAGAATAAATCTCTCCCCTGCTAAAGCACCTTTAGTGTGTTTACAGAAAGTTTCTATAAAATCACAAGCTCTTTTAGCTGATTTTTTATCGAAGTAATATTTATCTTCGTCTATGTGATGAAGATTATTCATCGTTGTTAAAGAAATTTTCTATTTTAATATCAGGAGTTGCCGAAGTTCGCTCTATTGCATTTACCTTTGCTCGACTCGATGGTGTTAACCCAAATTCTTTAAGAAGGGCAAATACTCTCACAAAAGCTTGGTTGGCTATTATCACTTCAGGTCGTTGTATTGATTTAGTATGACCCTCCCTTGAAGTTACATCTTGTGTTGGTCCTAGTGTGTTTATAACCTCTTTAGCTTGTTTGTAATCGCCATAAGCATCACAAAGTAAGGTAAGGGATAGTTCGTCTGCTTGAGTTAGAACAGACATATCGTATAAAAGCGAACTCAATTCGACAAAAGACTTCTGCCCATCTTCAGAAAGCCAAGTTGGTATAGGAGGTATTATAGGGGATAGTTGTGGCTCGTTAGGGTTAGCTCGGTCATTACGAAGTGTGCCTCGTTGCTTTTTTATTTCTGTAGGTATTCTTTTCATAAGCAAGTATCTTATTTTGTAAATATATGAAAAATTATTTTAAGAAAGAAAAAGTAATACAAAAAGAAAGAACTATCTTTATCCTTTATCTTTATCTTTATCTATAGGGGTATGCTTGACCCCATCGATAGGGTATGCTAGACCCCTTAATTATAAAATGCTGACATATAGAGGTTTAAGTGAAAAAGTGTATTTTTTTTAATGTTTTTTTGATTTTTTTAGGTGCTTAATTAGGAAATGAACAAATGTTGATATATATTTGTAGAGAACAATTTTAAAAAAGCAGGCATAGGTGATTAACGGTTAAACCTAAATAATCTCAGCTACCGAGCGTAAGACTTCGATACCAAACCTGAGAGCCTGTTAAAATATAAATAATGGATCGTCACGAGCTGACTATTAAACTGTAACAAGTCGGTTACAATCCTAGTAAGGGCTACTCGTAGTGCGTGACACTACAACCTAATTATCGTTTAGCCTTATAGTACGAGAGCAACCTGCGTGAGTGGTGCAAAGATAACGAGAGTACCAAGCGTGAGTTGGGCATTGAAAAGTCCTACTGCCGAACCTAATACAAAAGGTTTTATTTCACTCAGTAGGCAAATTTGTAAATTTGGGATTTACAAAATCAGCGTTGAAGGTAAACTCTTGGAGGGTAGTGGGAACTACCTTCCAGGAACTTCAACTAACCAAAAGAGAGATATTAAGATGGCTAAATTTAAATGCGAGAAATGTAAGCGAAATTTAGAACTGGCTAAACACTCTATAAAAGTTGTGGATGGATTAGTGGTTTCACCTGAAGCTTTTTGTTGTGAAAATTATATGACATCTATAAAAGAAAAAGGTAAAGGATTTGGTGGGATCATTAAAAAACCTAACGGAACAGTAAGTGGTAAATTCTAAGATATGAGCAACAACGAATGGATTATATTTTTAAGTATTGAGTTGTGTTTATTAGCAGCTCTAATTATAAATCAAATAGCAATTAGAAAAAATGGTAAGCGTTAAATTAGTAGCAGCAATAATAGTCGTGACCTTTGTTTTGGGGTTAATTTTAGGAAGGTCAATAAACGACTAAGAGGTTCAAAGGAAACTTCAGAAAAAGCATCAACTAAGGTTGGTGTTTTTTTTTGTGGTTTGAACTAAGTAGAGAAACCTACAAAATAGTAAACCCCTTTTTTTTGAGTGTGGAATTTCCCTGGCTAGGACTTGGCGTGGGGTAGGGGAGTACCCCAATTTATCGCTCCTTATTGACAGTAGGGGTAAAGTGG